GCGCGTTGTTGATGCTGGACTTCTCATCTAGGCTACTGTTCATCTGCTTCAATATCGTGTTTTGTAGAAGTGTCTCTGACCTGGCCCCCGCAAAAATAGATCGACCGTCGCTCATCAGCGGCGGAAATCCATCATAACGATTGTTGGTTTTGTATCCTAAATGAGAGGCAGGGATGGTTTCTTTGATAATGGGATAAGCGGTTTCTATTGATTGTCCTCCAAACATATGTATATGTTGGTCCGATATAATTATTGTCAAAAAGGCTCCCATTCGGGAGCCTTTTTTCAACGGATTAGATGATGCGTCCCCGAAGAGAGCATCAACAACATTATTGTCAAAAAGGCTCCCATTCGGGAGCCTTTTTTCAACGGATTAGATGATGCGTCCCCGAAGAGAGCATCAACAACATTATTCATACCCGACCACCCCCTTCTCGTAATTATACGCCATAACAATCTCATAATGTAAGAGAGACCGTTCATAATAAACGACTCTGGCAATTCCGCCCTGGAGTCCGTTTTCTTGCCCCGTTGTTAAAATGTCGCCGACATTGAAAGACTCATCCGCGCGAACACGCGTATGCGTTTTTGCCAAGACACCGTTCAAGAAAAGGTCCGCTTTATCCCTGGTATAATTTACAAGTATATGATTCCATTTCTCCAGGGGCGCATCAAATATGTCGGTCTCACTATTACTATAATAAATGCTAAATCGCTTGTCTGTACCATTGTATGTGATTTGTGGATGGCGACTGAAATTGAAAATATTGGCTTCCGTATTGTATGGCACGTGATTGGGTGACATTGGGACAACATAGATCCACATGGATATTGCGTACTTGTCGCGAAGATTGATGGCAGTTCGCGTAATCGCAGACAAATCCACGGGCTCGCTGTTGGTCTGCATGTCAATGTAGTTGGTCGCGTCGTTCTTGTAATTGATTCGTATCGGTTTGTCAATGATGATGTTGCCCTCTCTTTCGGACATTTTTTTAAGCAATTTTGGAAGGTACAAATAGAGGAGGATGAGAATGAGTTCAAAGACAAACAAGATATACACCACTTTGGGCGTAGTGGCAAAATCACCGTACATGTATTCTACAAAATCGGAGAGCAAACATGGGATAAAAAATATGAAGTTCACGATGAACCCAGTTAGCCCAGTCATATTATAGAGGCGGGCCCGGTTAATTTTCGCGGCGATTGCGAGTGCCACAATGCCGATTAGTATGCCAACGATAGTTCCACCATACGCAAATGCTTGTATGCCGAACGAGGAAAGGGATATTTGGCTTAACCCATATAAAACCGCAATTGCTGCTAAAATCTTCAAAATGGTTGTTCCAGAAAAATTGTCTTTTGCTGATATCAATATGTTATTGAACGATTCAAAAATGTTTCCCGAAAATGAATAAAATATGCTTACTAAGAGAGGCACGATAATTAATAGACCGTAAAATATGGCACTGTCTATCTTTGGTTTATCTGTTAAGAAGAACGAGATTACGATTAAATAGATAAATACTGCGAAAATCGCAATATTGTTGCTCACGCTTTCTTTAACATATTCTAAAAAATTGTATAGTAATTCTAATATGTTAGTTTCTGTAGAATATGAAATTACGAATGAGATGATGCCCAATCCAAATAATACTAGAAATGTGATTAGTACGGTACCTTCAGTTGAATCCCATTCCATTTATATTATGCCTCTATTTTTTATAGATTTTCCATCGTGGTTTTGCGGCCGTGGCATTCGCGGCAAAGAGCGACTAAATTATCTATGTGGTTGCTGCCGCCGTATTCCAGGCGGACCTTGTGGTCAACTTCAAACCACGCTGAGAGCTGCTCGCCGCAGTCGCCGCATTTCCAGTTTTGACTACTGGCGACAAACTTCTTCTTGGTCTCACTGACGGAGCGCTTGGTAGCTTTTCCTCCGCCACTTGTGCCTCTACTGTCGCTTGTTCCGCCAGACCTGGACAAGCGGTCAATGGACCCTGCCGGCGCCATCGGCGCTATGGGAAATGACACATCATCCATATCACCGTACAAGTTTTGTTTGGAAGTGAAGTCTAAAATGGGGCTAAGCATAGAGGTTGTCTCGCGATCCACTGGCAAGTATTTGAGATATTCATTGGACCCGCGAAGAATGTCTTGTGCCTTCGCGGGGAACTTCTTAAAGAGGACAAACAACATCAATCCACCCAGAGCGATCCCCCCCATTTTATAGTATTTCTGGTTGGTTTGTAACAGTTTCCAGTATTTGCCGTCCGTATAGACGTTGGCAATCAAAAATCCAGTTACTAATAAAATAAGTATTTCAATACGCATCTCCTATATATTTTGGTACGGTATAAAAGGTGGCTTAACCAAAGGTAGGCTTAACCAAAGGTAGGCTTAACCAAAGGTAGGCGCCTAGGCTAGCCAAAAGGTGTATTAACCAAAGGTAGGCGCCTAGGCTAGCCAAAAGGTGTATTAACCAAAGGTAGGCGCCTAGGCTAACCAAAAGATGAGCGCGAAGCACAACATAATGAACGCCGCATGTATCCAGTATCGCCGCATCTTCAGCTTATGATGTAAATAAACAGGTTTCGGTATAAACTGGTCATAATAAGCGGCCAGCGCCGCGTCCAGAGACACCTCATGTTTCCCCAGCATTTCATTGTATTTGTTGTGGATGAATACGACCCACCGAACCAGCGAGTCTTTGCTACCTAAATAGGGCGTAATCGGGTAGCGGTCCAGCATCTGATTGAACCGCTTGGCCATATCGGGGTCCGGAATAAAATAATAAAAGTTCGTGAAGAAATCGTAGTATTTGCGCTTGATGGTTTCATTTGGGAAGTCGGGATAAGAGAGGGCAACCGACATCATGAAAAACCAGTAATGCGGACCCCAGGTTTTTGCGGATTCTTCTGACTTTGCTGATTCTTGCGACATCAATTAATATACTACCAGATAGTATTTAGAAGTATTTCCATACACTAGGTAGAAAGACCCCATAAATGAGTTGTAATAATTGTGGAAAACGCGGACACCCAGCATACCAATGTAAAATGCCAATCACCAGCAACGGAATTATCGCATATCGTAAACACCCAGAAACAAAGGCGATTGAATATTTGATGATACGGCGCAAGGACACACTTGGGTTGATGGATTTTATTCGCGGTAAATACTCGGTGAACAACAAATATTATATTATGAATATGATTTCCCAGATGACGGTTCAAGAGAGGGCGACGTTACTAGAACACACGTTTGATGAAATATGGGAAAAGGTTTGGGATAAGCCGGTCGCACCACCGGGATTGTCCGTCAATAAATCGCCGTCGTATGAATATGGCGAAAGCCGCTATAAAACGGAAGAGATGGTGTCGCGCGAAAAGTTTAACCAATTGAAAAGTGGCGTATATTTGAACCAACGAAGAATTGATTTTGCGGATGCTTATGTGTCGGCTTCCTTAGAAAAACGGTCTCCTTTCTTAGGACGATTAGATGATGCGACCGCATCATTGACATCTAATCCGCCTAGAAAAAACGAATGTTTTTCTGCACCACGTGGATTCAATTCTTCGGGGTCAATAACTAATAAAGATATGAATAAGACCCCGCCAAATATGTTTGTTCAAGCAAGTCCGCCGGCCTTCACATTGGAGACGATGATAAATGAATGTCCAACAAAGTGGGATGAACCGGAATGGGGATTTCCAAAAGGGAAGCGCAATTACAATGAGAGTGACGTTGATTGTGCGCTGCGTGAGTTCTACGAGGAGACGGGCATCAAAACACGCAATATGACGTTTGTGGTTAGTAATCTGGCGCCTTATGAGGAGATTTTTATGGGGTCCAACTACAAGTCGTACAAACATCGGTATTTCTTGATGTATGTGGATTACAATACGAGTGTCGCTGAGAAAATGACAGACGTGGATAAGTTTGAAGTGAGTAAAGTGGAATGGAAATCGTTCAACGAATGCTTGGGGGCAATAAGACCTTATAATTTAGAAAAAAAACGGATTTTATCAAATATTAATATTGTGCTCACGTCTTGTACGACGACCTTTGCTTAAGGGCTCCTGAAAGGAGGGACCGAAGGTCGGCCCCTTCGGGGCCTTAACCGAAGGTCGGCCTTAGACCGCAACTTACGTTGTTTATACAAAAATAATATATGTATGTTGATATAATATACATATATGGAGAAACCCCGATTACCG